CCTGCCGTTACTCTAGCCATTATTAACCTCTATGCGTTTTCAAGTTGCGCCGCATGTCGCGTTGTTGTTTTTCCATTTCACGCTGTTGTTTTTTTCGTGCCTCTTCTTCAACTGATTGCAATACACTTTCGCATTTTCGAAATGCTTGCAGTACGATTGCAGGTTGCTCCATCAAGTCACTACCTCCCCAAGGTAAAACGTCAAATGATTTCCAGTCTTGCCACCAACTAAAAAGAACCCATGATTCATTTTGAATCACTGACCATGGACACCTACGCAAACCGGGCATCCAGGGCCATGAAACATTTGGGTTACTTTCTTCGTCGCAGTTTCTAAGTTTTCTTTTCTTGTCGCCCTCTTCTATACCTTTACACTTTGAGCATCCCCAATTCCATGTTGTAGTGTCGCCACTGTTCACGAATCGGACGATCAATTCTAGTTTCCCAAGATACCCTCTTCAAGTGTTGAAGTATCTTTCAACGCTTCAACGATATCATCAAAGATGACAACTTCGCTTGCACCCGCAGACATGATCGCCTTGACCAATTCTTTTCCGTTCGATGGTGTAAACAATTCTTCTTTGCCTTCATCGTTAGACAGTAACACTGAATAATTCTTTACCTCTAAAACACGATCGCGAATGATTCGTTCTTGCAGTTGCTGCGCACGTTCCATGAAATTGATATCCGCAGAACCTTTGCGCGTTACTTTACCAAGACCCGATTGCTCAAGTTTTCGCATATCCGCTGCGCTAAGAGGAGACAGCAAAACCATGAAAGGTTCGCTGTCTTCTCGGTTGTCGTCAATGTCCGGTATGTACCAGACGGCATCCTCTTTTCTTTTTGCTACTCTAGCCATTTCGTCAACTCCCTCTAGTTGTTTTTTGACTAGGTAAACGTCAATGACATTTCGTCATCTCCGCTGCTACCTAGTGCGGTGAATGGTAATTCGAATGTTGCTTCCTCTGCTTCTGGAATTTCAATAGCAGAAAAATCAAATTCAGCTTGATTCATATCGATCACAACGCTTGTCCCTGTACCACTTCCGATCGTTATTTGAATGTCACGTTGCTCGAATAGTTTACGCAAGATAATTTCTTTCATTTGATCCGCTCGCGCACGAACTGAAAGACTACCGGTTACAGTTCGATACCCAGTCACAAAGTCAGTGATCGAATCTGTAAAAGCTTCATCATTAATCGCTTTGATGTTGTTTGCTAGCGTCATCTCGAAAGCGGTGATCGGCAATGATGTTGCAGTAGGACCAGTCAACGCAAGAGATCCCGTGATACCGTTCAAGGGTGCCGCAGCGTTGACGCTAGGTGTTGGTGAGTACGGGGTGATAAGCTCCGCAGAAAACGCCGAACCTGAATCCGTAGTGACAACACCAGTTGCGCGGTTTACAGAAGTAACACGACCGAGAGCACCGCCAGCGCCTTTCACTAGCGAGCCTTCCTCAAAGTTGTCGTGACCGTTGCTCGATGCGGCTGTAAACGTAGCGTTTGGACCTGATGTGCCGCTTTCTGCCGTGACTGTACCGGTGAAAACGTATTTTGATCCGTTACCAGTCCAAGACATTTTCGGCTCGTCACCACCAGAACCCGAGATCGTGAAATCGCTTACAAAGCCACCCGTGATCATTTCCATACCTACCTCGGAAGCAGTTCTGAAAAGCGTTACAGTCGGCAGATCTTGTGTGGATGTCAAAGAGTATTTTGTACCTGATGCGCCATCACTTGCACTTGATCCAAGAGCAGATCTAAGCAATACATGATAATCGTTTCCATTCGATGACGTGCGACGTGTAAGCGCTGCGCCTGCCGTGGCTGAACCTCTAGGGATAATATACGATTCACATGACCAGCTAATTTCTTTTCGTCGCGTGATTCGCTCAAGTAAAGATCGCGTTTCTCTTGAGTCCATCCGCTCGACGCGTTCTTGTGTGAACTCCATAGAGCTTGTCAGAACTTTCAAGGCATCCGTTGCCGTTGGTATTGTGTATCCTGAAAGACTTGGATTGTATGTTGTTTCAGGCACTGCGAAAAAACGCAGGTCACGCCCCAACATATGTTTACTATTAACGCCCATTACTTGATCTCCTCTTCGAGTGCTTCAGGCTCAACCGATTCGGTTTCTTCCTTTTGCTTTTTCTTCGATTGTTTTTTTGTTGGTTTATTTTCTTCGATTACTTCGAAACCATCAACGCGCAAAAGCTCTTTCGCTAGTGCGTCAGATACTGAAAGCGTTACGCCTTTTCGAACTAGCAATGCGCCAAGACGCACGCTTTCCGCATCACCGGTATATTTGATCGCTGTCATTGTTTATGTACTCCCTGTGGTTCGCATAAAGACCACATCAATTTGCATTACTAAAGTTCCGTCACTTTCTGGATCGCCTTCGTCCGTTTCAGATTTCACAACGGTTGTCATAACTGCGTTCCCGTTTCGAGTTGTATCAACATTCAACGCAGCAAATAAGTCATCGATCAAGTTATTCAAGCGTTCTCTTTTTTCTTCATACGTGCCGTTCGCAACGTGTCCGATAATGTGTAGCATGAAAACAGATCGAATGATTCCATTTGGTAAATATTCATAGTTTGTTTCTTGTGGAACAATACCTAGCCAAGGACGAATGACTTGCGAAACTTGCAACCAAGATTTCGCGAGTATCTGAACGGTGGTTATATTCGACTTGTAACCGTTACCGGTTGTAATCGATTCAAGCGTTGTCTTGATATTATCAACGATCAGTTTTCGTGAGGGTGTAGCCACTAACTCACCCCCATGTATTTTGTCGCAGTTGTTGAGAAGTATCTACCAAGTGTTTTTGGATAATCATCAAGTAACATTTGCTGAACTCTCACAGCCGATTTTGATAGATACTTTTTGCCGCGAATTTGTACAGACGGTTCGAGCAAATATTGCGGCTTGATCTTAGTCTTCATCTGTATTGCGAGCACTTTGTTTCCTAATGGCGTGATCGCAAAACGCAGCTTTTTCGGAAAGTTCATTGGTGCAACGCGTCTTGCGGTACGCGTCAAAGGTATTGCAAGATTCTTTGCGCGGCTTGGATAAATGGTTCCGCCATCTTCGTGAATCGCTGCGTATACAACGTCAGAAAAGATCCCCGCCGCGTATCGATTGTTTCCACTTCTCAACATTGTAGGCTTGAAAGAACGCGCAAGATTACCGGTGGAAAGTTTCCATGTTGATCGATCTAGCCATTCACGGTTGATCGTTTCGCGAATGATGCCCGCGCCTTTTTCCGCAGCTTGGAAAAGTTCGCGATTCATAACACCACCTAGATCTTGCCCCAACTCTGCAAGAAACTTGTGCGCAGTGTTTGAAATCTCTGTGCGTAGTATACTCATTGTGGGTCTGTCTCATCGGCGCTATGATAAGGCCCATTCCAATCGAAATCACCGATCTTGAAACCGGGCTGTATTGCGTCGGTATCGTCATCAAGGCTTTCTTTGCCGCTAATCGTAAGACCGCCCGCAAACACTTCTGCGCGTTTGTTAGTTGTTCCAATTTGATTGCGGAGTTTTTCTGCTAGCTCTAAATAAAATTCAGCACGTCCGCCAGGTGTCGCAGATATGCCAACAACAGAACGCGAAATATCTTTTGCAAACTTTGCCGCGATTACTTCCGCAGCGTTAGCCGCTGCCAAATACACGTTAGTTTGTTCGCTCAATAACCACGCGATTTCTTCATCACTTAAAAGCTGTTCGTTCGTGTCTGTATCGAAGACAAGAAAGCGTACTTTATCGCGATCATTATTCGCCGGATCGCCTGAATAGGTCCAAGTCATTTCCCCGCCTCCCTTGTGGACAAGGTGCGTAACCTATCCACGGCATCTATTCGCTAAACAGTTTTTTTCGTGTTCGCGTTTTCTTCTTTTTTGTAACTGGCAATTCTTCAGTCACGTCCTCTGCCGAATCGTTTGCAACTTTTGTTGCAGCGGAACTCACTTCAGAAGGTGCAGGGGCCTTATCGACCCCCGCAACCTTCGAAGTCGGCGAGGGAGTTGCCGAACTCTTCGAAGTTGGGGAGACACGAGGGGCCTTTTTTACGGACCCCTCTTCGATGTCAACCCAGATTGCGCGCTTATCGCGGAAGAATCGCCCTGGTATTGTTTCATTGAATTGCTTCGGAAGAATTTCACCAGGAGCAAACCATTTCCATTCGCCGTCTACACTTAGCTTAAAGCCTCGTCGGTAGCGCGATCCTACTTTGATACGCTTCGCCATTTAGTCACCTACTATGCAGCGTCTACGGTGATCCAACGATGGCCAAGATCGCCACTGATCAATTTTTGATCGTAAGCAAGCTCACCCTCGATTCGATCCGCTTTCAAGTGATCCATTCGGAATCGTGAAATGCGCATACCATCTTGAGCACCCGTGTAACCGCTCCAAGTGAACGTGTAACCCGCAGAAGCGTGAAGCAGTGACGGAGCTGGTGCAGCATAAACAAGGATACAAGTTCCCGCGCCGCCAATGTAGCTATTGCTTGCCGTTTGGCCTTCTGCTGCTGTGTTCTCGCCCGCGTACATGACGTATACTTTGTCTACGCCAAGAACCGCTGCGAGTAAGTCTTGACCAAGAACACCGCGCTGAGTGTGTTTGATACGATCAACAACATCATCAGCATTGATCAATGTTGAGTACGCATCAGCACCACAAACAAGAACATTTGGCATATAACCAGTCTTTGAAAGGATGCTCATCTTTTGCTTTTGAACGTCTGCAACTGGAGTTGCATCACTAGCAGACCAGTTAACATCAAGGTTGTTTGAAGTTCCACCAGTCCAAGCAGATGAAGAATTGAAAAACGTGCTTGCCCAGTCTTTCTCACGCTTCAACATAAGTTGCTGAGTGATGTACGCGGTAGCATCTCGATCCATGTCAAGAACTGCGTCAGCATTCGCGCGGATCTGATCACCAACGTCTTTATGAACTGCGTTCACATTGCAGAAATAGTTATTGCTTGAATCTAAGCGATAACCAGAGCCCGCAGACTCTGTACCAGGTGCGCGGAGTTGCGCTTCTGATCTGCGAAAGTCAGCTTGCGAGTAAGTGTAATATAGGTCGGATTGCTTCGCGACGGGCACGACTGGAAAGACCTTGTGTGATACAAACAGGTCCGCAGACTGCATATATGCTATGGACAGGTTCGTAAGAGGAGTGTTGACATGTACTGTTGATAAAGTTGGATTACCCATTTTAATTCACCTTATTCCTTATGTGTTTAGGCAGTTTGTGACGTTCAAGAACATTGTTACAATATCGTTTGCTGCTGAGGTTTCAATTGCCTGCCCGCACACAAATTGCGTTGCACCGATGCCCCCTTCTGCCTTTCCTGCGGATGTTGTTCCGATAACGTCTCCAACACTAAGAGAACCATGCGCTTTGACTTTTACAATACCGAATAATGCAACTTCTGCTGCTTTTCCAGCACCCGGATTGTTTAGAAGAATTCCGATAGGCTTATCAGTGCTCGCAGAGATTGCGTCAACTTCAGTTGCAGAACTTAGTTTTACAAAGTGATATTGTTTGTTTGAAAGATCAGTTGCTGCGGATAGCGTACCAATTTTTATGGTTTGTTGAGAGTATGCCATGATTATTTTCCTTCCTTCAAGTATTCGCTGTATAGCGATGGGTTTACGTCTAGCACGCGCGCAATTGCTGACGCTTTAGAAACCTCAACACCATTAGTGATCAGTTCTTCCGCTTGCTTCTCGATTTTATTCCACGCAGATGCACTATCCTCTACAACTTGCGCACCAACTTCATCGAAGATTGCGCCGGTGGAAAGTCGTGCGTTAACTGATTTGAAAATACCTTCAACTTTTTCAGCAACCCCACCATCAAGATCATGAAGTGATTTTAGCAATAGACCAACTTCAACCGCAGTCCCTGGAATGTTTGAAAATTCCTTTTCTGCTTTCTCTACGAAATCACGTCGTAAACGCTCGTCACGTTCCGCCTTTAGAATCTCTTCGAGTTCCGCAGCTTTTTCAATTGCAGCATCTTGTGCTTTGCATAGTTGTTCAACAGTTGCCTGCATTTCTTCCGGTACGCCCGTCAGATCGTACGACCCGTCATCACGTTTAGAAAAAGAAACAGGGCTTGAAGCTTGGATCCTTTGGTCCATCTCTTCACTCTCCTTTTTTACTTTTTTCTTCTTGCTAGGTTTCTTGCCTTTTGACTTTTCATCTAGCATTTTTTCTTCTTCCTCGTCTTCTTCGTGGGCACCCTTTGCGGATTCCTCTTTCAACGAGTCGTCTTCGTCTTTCATTTCATGATATCCTTTCTCGATATCATCTGAATTTTTTTGCATAAGTGCTTCAGTTTCAGTTTCAATTTCTTCTGAAACAAATTCTTGATCTGCGCTCATAGTTTCGCTGCCTTCGTCGCGTTTTACGACTAAAAATCTTCTTCGGATTGCTGGTGTGTCTACCAATGAAACCTCGCGTACATCAAGATTAAATAGCTCACGAGGTTCCTTATTTTTTTGTGTCTCTACGTGCTCTATCGAATCCACTTTTTGAAGTTCCTGTATAACGGGGTAACAAAGCTAATAAATAAATGCAAGCCTGGATCATGAAACCTTTGCGGTTCCGCCAATTGAAAAACCGGTGATCTCGCCGCGCTTGCACTTTTCCCACAACTTTTCGTTGTCGTCAACCCGGATTGACATGAGCCAAGAGCCCTTTTTTATATGTTTATCATTCATGGCCTGATCTGTTTTTGCAACCCAGCTTTCAACAAGACTGATTCCCAAGTTACCAAACATTTTGTGCATGATGCCAAGCTGTGTCTTTTTATTGTAACGCTTCAAGAAACTATACGCGGCTTCTTTTATAGTATCGGGTGACACAATATCGCCTTGTGCGTCTACGGTGTCGGGTTCAAGAACGATACCCGTCACGATGCGCTCTTCGTCGTCTCTTTTGATAATCGGCATTGTCCAAGCAATATCGGCGTTGCTTCTCGCAACTTGTATTTCATAGTTGCGCTTTTCTGTTACTTTTTCAGGAGACATTCTACGACCTATCTCGTAAAAGTGCATTTTTACAAAAGAAAAATCACGAGAAAGATCTAATGAAGATCCTAATGAAACCCTTCCAAGCTCGTACGCGAATAATGAAATAAGATCTAGCGCCTTTAAAGAATCTTCAATGCTCGCGGTCCCTCCCATTACTACCTTTTTTTCTAATTCAAAAAATTTGTCCATGTGTTGCGCTGCCGCTACAATAGACGCTTTTTCAGAGGCTGCTTCCTTCGTGAGTCTTTCAAAAAGTAAAACTGCGCTTTTACAGATGTCGAAGTGTTGTGTTTCGTAATCAAAAACTTTTATATTTTTTCCACCGCCAAAATGCGCGGGTAGTTCTTGTTTTTCCATTTTGTATTTACTCCATATTTCATCGGCCCACTGTTTACCGGGGTCGCCACCCCACAAGAGCCAAGCAATCGTGCCCGCAGTAGGTCCACCATCAGGCATCTTTTTATTCGGTCGATTATTCACTTGATGACGAGCAAAAAAACTGCGCATTCGTCCGACAGTTTCAAGGGTTATATTGTCACCATTTTTTAGATTTACCGCACGTTGTACGCCAGACCCCAAACCTTGTTCCGCAGCTTGCTGAACACTCAATCCACCGCGCCCCCATTCACGACGCAATGCAAGCCCTCTTGCAGCCGCATCACGTACCGCTTTCGGCGGTTTGAAACTCTCTTGCTTTTCTACGATCGCCGGGTGTCCTTCAGGTAATAAATCGTTATCGGTGATATACTTTGCGTCTTTAGGTTTTCCAGTTTCAAGCAAATGTAAAAAGTGATTTACGCGAGCCATTGCCCACTGTGCGAGTCATACCCGGTCGATGTGAAACACTAAACGCACCCGCGCCTCTTCTGTACACCGCTTGTAATGCTCGCAACGTTGTTCGCTTGGTTTTGTCGTCACCTACTTTTTCGTGATGCGCCTCAAGCTTTCTGCGTAATGCTTTATTTGTTGCCTCACCTAATGCGATTCGTCCGCCTTCCGTTGATGCTGATCCGGGTTCGTTAGCGCGTGATCCTCTTCGTCTTTCGTCAGGTGCTGCCGGTTGACTTTGATCCGCGTCATCCGCTTCCGATCCGGGTTCATTTTTTTTGTGATAGCTATTCCATGCGCTGATAGCTACTGCGTAACGTTGGTCGTTTCTTGGAAACTCTGTCAACGCTTCAGAGTGTCGCATGAAACGTTGTGTGAACTTGTCTTTGCTTTCACCCGGTTTAGGCTTGGGCAAAACTTTTGCAACTTTACTTGCAGACATTTTTATTCCTCATCAGGTTTCGGCAATCCTGCAAGCTCTCGCATCCTGCGTTCAAGCGTTTCATCTGGTACGAGTACGCCCGCATCAGTTAGGTTACTAACGAAAGACGCGATCTCTTTTAGTTCCGGTGATTCGATGTCACCATGTTCGAGAGTTGGCCAAAGTTTAGGATCAACACCGTTGACCCGCATCAAATCCCCGATCGCGAATCGTGTGAACGTTTGACAGATCGAATCAATCATCGAACCAAGCGCAACGCTAAACAAATGAGTCTTTGTTGATGCAAGCGCAAACGATCCCACTTTATCCATACCAAGCAAAAGAAATTCAGCCATGACAGCCATTGCCATCCGCGATTCATAACGCTTGATCGCACCGTCAACATCAACCGCACGACGCCCGCCAGAATTCAACAAACGAAAACGATAACCGGTAGGCTTACCATCTTGATCAAGTTCCGACGGAATCACCATGCCTTCGCGCTCGTCTCTCTTGATTTGTTGAACCATATTTTCAAGGCTAGTGCGTAACGATTTATCCGCTGCGCTTGCTGCCGTTGACATAATTTCTGGGGGCACTTCGAGAACTGGAAGACCACTTAAATCACGCTCTACACCGATCGCTTCTATTTCCTCTAGTCGCTTTTTGAAGTAATACGATCGATACGCGTTACGCAGTACACTTCGCCCTTCAGGATTGTTTTTGTTTGTCTGTGTACGAAATAAAAGAGAACGTTCGATCGGAATGAAAGTTAGGTTGTAATTTGGCGGTGACATCTGCCACATTCCACGGATACCACCATCGTCGTCAAACTCCCAGTGATCAAGTGTATCTTGTGCGCGGATAGAAATTTTTCTCCAACCGACTCGGCCATCAGTAAAACGCGATCGATGTTTTGGATCTTTTTCGTTTGGTCCTTTTCGTATCTTGTATACTTTTTCGAAGTAACTCCAACCGAAAACAAGCATAGACAAAACCTCTGAAAGTAAATCAGAAAACGTGTGTGACATGTCGCGCATACAAGATTCGACGAATTCAGCTTCTGCGATTGCTTCAGGTGTTTTGTTTGCAGGCTTTGCATAGAATCGAACTTGTCGAACAAGTGATTCAACTGCGAACATGAAAGCGCCGATGATCGCGTCATTGTCTCTCATTTGACGATAGACGTTAACCGCGTTCGTGCCTTTGAGTTGACGTAGCCACTCTTCGTTGATTTGTCCGGCTGATCTGTCAAGACCAGTTGCACCAATCACACTAAGGCTTGGCGAGTCTTTCTTTCGAAGTTGTTTTATTTTGCTGACTTTTGCCATGCTCTTTCCCCTTTACACTAAATCACCCATGAAAGCTAGGTTGACACCTTAGCGTTTTGTCACTGGCATCGTTGTGCATCTACAGTTTATTATTTCTTGCGGCGCTCCTCTAGGATCACCGGGATAACGCAACTCAGCTTGCGTTACCGGATTTATAAATGGAACACCAATGTCAGTTTCTTGACGGTTGAGTACCGCATGGTTCGCCGGTTGACGGTTCCATTTAAGTTCGACGCCCTCTCTTCGCACGCGTGTATCCATTGTCGAGACCCAACGTATTCGAGTTATGCCGCTGACCTTGTAGCCTTTCATGATTCCGCTGTTTTCATATGACGCGGTTTCAGTTCTTGCGATACGCTCCGCTCTTGCCGGATTCATCTTTCCACTGTCTAACGTTCGCGCGTAAATTTGACGGGTGATGTCACCAATACCCGGTCGAGGTTCCATTTGTGAAGACTCAACAAGAACATCGCGAATCGTATCTTGTAGCTCTTCGCGTATGTGGGTCATTGTTTCCACAATTTTTATTTCTTTTTCACGGATGATTTCGTCTAATTCTGCGGGCCTTGTTTCCCAAGTTCCGCCGAGTTCTTTTGATGTTCTGTTCCCTGCTCTCTCGTATACGCGAACGCCATAAGTACGAATCAGTTTTGCAAGCTCTTCGTCATCCTCTTTTGATTTGTGAACGATCACAAGTTGATCAAGGTTCTTTTGTATTTTACGGACACCCGCTTTATTTGAAAACAGACGTAAAGTTCCATTGCGTTGCAGTTTGTTCACTTCACGACGAACAATCTTTTTGAAGAAACGAAAGATAGCGCGTTTCAATGGACGTGCTGTAGCCTTGGTCCTGCGGATAAATTCTTTTTGAACTCTAACCGCTTTTGCGTGTTCCTCTTTGGATAATTCCAAAAATTTCGTATCAGTATTTTCCACATCAATACTTTGAGGGTCCGACTTTCCTACGTGTATTTTTTCCGAGTGGTGTGAGCACCCTAGTGACGTTTCCAAATTCGCGTGGTGAAAATCTACATGCTCCATGGTGCCGCCCTCAATCCAAAGTCACCAAACGCAATCCCGGTTGCTCTCTTTTTTGATAACATCAAGTCAGTCAATCCCCAGACCAGTGCATCCATACGATCCGGTGAATTCGACTCACCGGGGATATATGTGCATAACTGATCTTCTAGTTTCATAAAGTGCCGCACGTGGTACACCTTGCCTTGTTCGTATAACGCCGCAACCGGTTCCGCTCTTGCAAGCTTTCCTTTCGATGCTCTCACTTTTTTGTATGATACATCTGTATCGATCGTTCGTAAAACTTTCTCTACCAGGTCACCACCTTGGTTTACTTCTGCAACGATTCGATCTGCTCTATGCTTATGGTAAGCGAAGATCGCTTTCTTCGCCCATTGATCGGGTGTAGCTTTCAACGAATAGTCTTCGAGAACGTACGCATGACCGAACGTATCCAACGCGCACACAATGATTCCTGTTTCGTTTTTTGTTCCGCCCATTGCAGGATCAATTGCAACGATCGTTCGCACGTAGTCGCGAGGCTTGTTTGATACCTTGCATTGATCAAGTAGCTCGCGAGTCCATAACGCACCAGACGCTTGATCAATCACTGCCGCATGAATCTCTTGCGCACCTAACGCAGTTCCTTCATATCGCTTGATGATTTCTTCGAAGAATTGCGGTGCTAGGTTGCTACGATTCTCGTATGTTGATCCCGTAGTCACTGCAACATTACTTGCACTCATCAAGTCACGAATGATTTTCACCGGTCTTGGTGTCGTTGTTACAATGCAACGAGGGTCACTGCCCAAACGCAAACCAAACATCAATTGATCGAATGCTTCATCATATCGCCACGCGGCCAATTCATCCGCC